AGATTGAGTACGAACGCGCCCCGGTCGATTATGTCCATTGGAAGGACTTTGGACACTCACAGGGCCGCACTTGGGAAGAGGTGGGGCAGGTATGGCGCTGGGTCTACATGACCCGTGAGGCGCTTGTAGAGCGTTTCGGCGAGGAAATGGCGCGTCAGATACCGACCGACCAAGGCCCGGAGACGCTCAACGCCTACCGCGACAGCAAGCGTCAGTACAACCTCGCCAAAATCTGCGAACTCTGGGACAAGGAGACGCTGAAGGTCTACTGGTTGTCAAAGGGTATGTCGCACTTCATCGATGTGCGTGACGACCCGCTCAACTTCGAGGGGTTCTTCCCCTGCCCGAAGCCGCTTTACGCCACGACGACCTCGGACAACCTTGTGCCTGTCCCCGACTTCGTGCTGTACCAAGACCAAGCGATGGAGTTGGACATCCTCTCTGACCGCATTGATGGTCTGGTCAAGGCGCTGCGTGTGCGCGGCGTGTACGATGCCAGCCAACCGGCGTTGCAGCGTCTGATGACCGAGGGCGACAACAACGCCCTTATCCCGGTGGACAAATGGGCGGCGTTTAGCGAGAAGGGCGGCTTGAAGGGCAGCGTTGACTTGCTGCCGCTCGACACCATCGCGCAGGCGCTCATCCAATGCTATCAGGCACGCGCTGACATCAAGGGTCAGATATACGAAATCACGGGCATCAGCGACATCATCCGTGGTCAATCTGCGGCCTCGGAGACGGCGACGGCGCAGCAAATCAAGGGTCAGTACGCTGGCCTGCGTCTGCGGTCGATGCAGGAAGATGTGGCGCTCTTTGCAACCGAGGTCATCAGGCTCAAGGCGCAGGTGATGTGTATGCGGTACCAGCCGCAAACCATCCTCGCCTACTCTGCCGCAGAGCAGATGTCGGACGCTGACAAGGCGCTCATCCCGCAGGCGTTGCAACTCATCCGCGACAAGCCGCTGCGTAACTTCCGCATCGACATTGCCGCTGACAGCCTTGTGCAGATTGATGAGGTGCAAGAGAAGCAGGACAGGCTCCAGTTCCTGCAAGCCTTCGGCGGCTTCTTGCAGCAGGCGTTGCCGGTCGGTCAAGCCTCGCCGGAACTTGTCCCGGTGATGATGGACTTGCTCAAGTACGGCGTGCAGGCGTTCAAGGCGGCGCGTTCGCTTGAGGGTACTATTGACGCTGCAACGGAGCAGTTGAAGCAGATGGCAGCGCAGCCCCGTGAGAACCCCGCCGCGCAACAGGCGCAGATGGAGGCACAGGCTGAACAGGCCAAGTCGCAGATGCTCATGCAGATTGAGCAGGCCAAGTTGCAGCAATCGGCGCAGGTCGAGGCGCTCAAGGCGCAGAATGACCAGCAACTGGAGCAGATGAAACAGCAGTTTGAGGCGCAACTTGCACAGCAGAAAATCGCCGCAGAGCAGCAGATGGCGAAGTACAAAGCCGACTTGGACGCTGCCACAAAGGTCATGGTCGCCCGTATCTCGGCTAACCCCGGCCTCGACATCCCCGCTCTGGAGCAGCAGCAAGCCGTCACCGAGCGCGTCATGCAAGACATGGGCGGCGAGGTGAGGCAGGCGATGCAGAACCTCGTGGCGCTCTACGGTCAGATGGCATCGTCCAACGACGAGAACATGAAGGGCGTGCGTACTGCCCTTGCCACGCTGACTGCCCCCAAGCGCATCGTGCGCGGCCCTGATGGGCGTGCGGTGGGCGTGGAGGCGGTGCAGCAAGCCCTTGAACTGGAGCCGCGACTGCAATGATTACGACGACGAAAGGCATGATGGATGAAGCCCTGCTGGATAAGCGCGAGGGCGAGGTTAACAACGACCACGAACACACCCGATGGGTGGAATACTGGCATGAGGGCGAGTTGGTGCATCGGTCTGTCCATGTCCACCTAAAGGAAGCCCCGGCCCTCTTTGGCGAACTGGAGAAATTCTGATGGCTAACACGCAGGCAATGTGTACCTCTTTCAAGGTTGAAATCCTCGGCGGTGTACACGCCATTGGCACCCCGCCCACCCGTGGCTCAACCGCGAAGGACACCTTCAAGGCTGCGCTCTACGAGGCCACGGCTACCGTTAACGCTGCCACGACCGCCTATAACGCCTCTGGAGAGGTGTCGGGCGCGGGGTATAGCGCGGGTGGCATCACCGTTTCCAACGCCACAGCGCCCACCTCAACGGGAACCACGGCGTATTGGACACCCTCTGCCTCGCTGACCTATTCCGCTGTAACGCTGACAACGGCGTTTGACGCTGTGTTGATATACAACAGCACGCAGGGTGACAAGGCGGTAGCGGTCTACACCTTCGGGTCGCAGACGGTAACGGCGGGTAACTTTATCCTCACGATGCCCGTTAGTGACGCATCAACCGCGCTTCTGCGGATTGCGTGATGAGTCGTGGCGAAGGGGCCGTGGAATACAGGTACATGGGATGACGCGGAATGGGACAGTCTCCCGGTCACAAGCGTCACCGGAACAGGCGGCGTCGGTAGCCTCGGCACCCAGCAAAGCGTCACGCTCACGGGCAACGCTGCAACGGGCGAGACGGGAAGCGTCGGAGCAAGCCTTGAGACGGGCCTTACGGGTGTCAGCGCCGTTGGAGCCGTTGGAGATGAAACCGATTCGGTCGAGGTTGCCCTTGCCGGTGTGGGAGCATCTGGTCAAACAGGTGTTGTTAACCTTCAAGGAGAGGTTGCACTTGCCGGTGTGGAAGCGACCGGAGCAACCGGCACGCTCATTCCGCAAGGCGAGTTTGCGCTTTCTGGGGTATCTGCTGCCGGTGCGACAGGTGCCGTTGCCACACAGAGCCAAGCAATCCTCTCGGGGGTTAATGCAACCGGCGCAACTGGAACCCTCACCGCCTCCATCCAGCCCATCATCGTCATCAGCGATTCCCACGAAGGCGATAAAAAGCGCAAGAAGCATTGGGGAGAAGAGCAAGAAAAACGCGAGAAGCGCAAGCAAGAGTTAATCTCGGTTTACGAGCAACTGCTTGAGGCACGCCCAGAGATTGCCGAAACGATTGTAGAGCCGCATATAACTGTTAACATCGCACAACCAACAATTAACTGGGACTCCCTGTTAACTGACATTGATAGGGTTGAGCGATTGATGCGAGAGCATCAGGAAATGGACGACGAAGAAGTATTGTTGCTGCTATGAAACGAACTTATGTAATGGTTGACGGTGAGTTTGTCGAGCGCAAGCGTGACGCAAGCGGTCGGCATCACTACATCATGCCGGACATCGCGCCGTACAAGTCGATGATTGACGGGCGCATGATTACCTCCCGTTCGCAGCATCGTCTGCACCTCAAGGCTCACGGCTGCGTTGAGGTTGGCAACGAAGACCCGACAAAGTTCGTCAGCAAGCAAAAACCCAAGAACAATCGAGTGGATGTGCTGCGTCACCAGTTGTCGAGCATGACCCACTCGGATGCCAACAAGTTGTTGTCGCGGTTGCGCGATGAAATCCGATTTACCCACGACCCCCACAGGAGACGGTAATGGAACAGGCCCCACAGGCAGAGACGCTCGACCGCAAGGAGTTGCTTGAACAGCAGTTTGAGCAGAGCGATGAAACCCCTTCACAGGGGCGGGATGAACAGGGACGCTTTGCGGGAACGCAAGAGCAACCCGTAGAAGCCGCCGAAGAACCCTTGTGGCGCAAGCCGCCTGCCTCGTGGAAGAAGGAATATCACGAGCATTGGGCAAAGGCTGACCCCAAGATTCAGGAATACGCTTGGCAACGCGAAGAACAGATGAAGCGCGGCGTAGAACCGTTGCTCTCCAAGGCGCAGTTTGCCGATGCGATGAATCAGGCGCTGGAGCCGTACCTGCCGACCATTCAGGGGCTGGGTCTGAAGCCGGAGCAGGCGGTTGCCGCTCTCGCGCAGGCCGATTACACGCTGCGTAATAGCCCCCCGGCGCAGAAGATGCAGTACCTGACGCAATTGGCTGCGTCATACGGCATCAACCTTAACCAAGTCATGCAGGGGGGTCAGCAGACCGCCCAACCCTCCATTGACCCGATGGTGTATCAGTTGCAAAACGAACTGAACACCGTCCGTGGCGAGGTCATGGGGTGGAAGCAACAGCAGGAGATGGCTGAAAACCAGACCCTGCTAAACGAAATTAACAGTTTCTCGATGACGGCTGAACACTTTGAGGAAGCGCGTCCGACGATGATTCAGTTGCTCCAATCTGGGGTGGCTGAAACGCTGGACGATGCTTACGAAAAGGCAATTAGGCTTGATTCGGATTTGTTTGACAAAGTGCAATCGGCCCGACAGGCAGAGGTTTCACAGCGTCAGGCAACAGAGAAGAACCGTGCGGTGAAAATTGCACGGGCTGCTGCGGTCAGCGTCAGAGGTTCCACACCCGGAACTAACACGGCTCCCAAAGCGCATAGTCGCCGCGCAATGCTGGAGGAAGCGTTTGATGAATCCAGTTCGCGGTTGTAACCAACTGATATAGGAGCATTGAAATGGCTTATGCCAATTCCAGTATCAGCGACATTATCGCTACTAACATTCAGAGCCGTAGCGGTGAACTCGCTGACAACGTGACGAACAACAATGCGTTGCTTCGTCGATTGAAGGAGCGCGGGAACGTCAAGACGTTCTCGGGCGGTAACGTGATTTTGCAAGAAATCATGTACAACGATGCGACCACGAACAACACCAATTCGTACTCCGGGTACGAGGTGCTGAACGTTGGTCAGAACTCGCCCATCTCTGCGGCGCAGTTCAGCATCACGCAGTATGCGTCTGCTGTGTCCATTTCGGGCTTGGAGATGATTCAGAACTCGGGTAAGGAAGCCATCATCGACCTGCTCGACGGTCGTATGGAGGTTGCCGAGGCGCAACTGGCGAACCGCATCAGCGGTGACCTGTACGGTGACGGCACCGGCAACGCGGGTAAGAACCTCACGGGTCTTGCTGCCGCTGTGCCTGATAGCCCGTCCACCGGCACCTATGGCGGCATCAACCGTCAGGTGTGGTCGTTCTGGCGTTCGGTGTCCTTCTCGGCCACCGGCGACGGCACGGGCGCTGTCACCAGCAGCAACATCCAAGGCTACATGGATTCGGTTGCGGTGCAGTTGATTCGTGGTACGGACAAGCCCGACCTCATCGTTGCGGACTCCAATTACTACAAGTTCTACCTCCAGAGCCTGCAAGCCATCCAGCGTATTACCGACAGCGGTAGTGGCACGGCTGGCGCTGGCTTCGCCTCGCTGAAGTATTTCGGCGCTGGCATGGCCTCGGATGTGGTGCTTGATGGTGGTATTGGTTCGTCGTCGTATAACGGCGGCGTGGGCAATGCCAACCACATGTGGTTCCTCAACACCAAGTACCTGATGTTCCGCCCCCACAAGGACAGAAACTTTGTCCCGATTGGCGGCGACCGTCAGGCTGTCAACCAAGACGCTAAACCTACGATTCACTAATGGCGTCTATAAACCCTCTCTGATTGACTTGGAAACCCGGAAGCGGGCAACAGGGGCCAAGCGAAAGCAGGCTGAACGACTAAGTGAGAGGGGGCGAACGAAAAAGGTTCGCCATGCGATAGTCTGAACTGCGGTATAACCAAAGAAGCCGCAGAGGGTGACCCGAAGAGGTTGCCCCGCCATCCGAAAGGGTGGTCAGTAGCCGAAAGGCGAAGTAACAGAATGATTGTGAAACTGATTGGCTGGGCGGGTAACCTTACCTCGTCCGGCCCGCAGTTCTGCGGCGTGTTGATTAACTGATAGGGGATACGAAAATGACTGTTATTGTTAACGGGTTTGCGTACCCTGCTCTCGGTAATACCGACTCGACCCCTGCCATTAATCCCGGCACGGTCGTGACGCTCGATGATGGTGGTTTGGCGGTGTATGTGCAGGCGGCTTCGGCCATCTCGCAGTACAACGCTGTTTGCATCCCTGCGACCAATGTCGTAACCAACGCGACGACGGCGCGTGTTGCTGATACCAAGCGTATCGGCTTCGCGCAGGTGTCGATTGCGTCCGGCTACTACGGCTGGGTGCAGTTGGGCGGCAAGGTGCGGGTGAATGTGTCGGCTTCCTGCCTCCCGGCGGTTGCCCTCTACACCACCAGCACCGAAGGCCGGTTGGATGATGCCACCGTGTCGGGCGCTCTGGTCGCTGGCGTGGTCACGGAAGTGACCGCCTCGGCTACCTCGGCTATGACTGCGGTTGCAGCGTTCACCATGGTTATCCCGGTTCCGTCTAACGCGACCCCGTAACCATGCAAAAACTGGAACTCACGGTGCAGGCGGCTGGCAAACCGGAGGAACT